ACCCATGCTTATCTTTACGATACTGAGCTCCATTAGCACACACAGCATACTCACCGTCTATCGTGACCTGCTTTTCAAGGATCTTATCAACTGTAACTGTTGGATGTCTAGATTCCTGTAAGGTCTCGGGAGAGATGTTGTACTGCATAATAAGATGAGGATACAGAGAGTTGAGATCAAAAGACACCACCCAATCATAGAATCCTGGTTTCGGTTCTTTAACATATGCCCCCGCATACTTAGCATCTTTAGTTGCTTCCTTCTTAGGAGGTATAGCAATCTTTCTTTTCAATAGTTCCACATAGATGTAGTTGTCCCACATACGAACCTGTGAGAATACATCCTCGTAGTTTACCTTAGCATCATATGCCATGGTGTATGCAAGTTCAATCAACTTCATCTTATCATCTAGTTGATCTACCAGACGAACATCATGGATGTTATACTCAATGAACTTCTGCCAATCTCCTTCATAGAATTCTTTGAAGGTATCAAACTCAGAGTGATCTAGTTTTTTAGATCCAAGTTCCACAAATGCAATGTGGTCTAGACGATACGATTCTTGGTTGGTGTAAGTAAATTTTCTGTACAGATCATAGTAATCTAACGTAGCAATTCCAGGAAGATCATAAGCAATTTGCTTTCTTCCTTTGATAACAATTTCCCTACACGAAATAAGTTTCCAGGGACTGAGAGTTTTAGTAAACTTCTCGCCAAGAATTCTATCAATACGCCTAGCAATATATGGGATATCAAATAACTGGACGTTCCAACCCGTGATAACATCGGGACAGTTCTCATTCCAGTAGTACAAGAATGCCTGAAGCATGGTTTCTTCAGATGCAAAATGCATATAGTCAACCATGGAATCTTTATTGTCAAATGGACGAGCTCCAAAGACAATAATGCGACCAGTATAAGAGTCCTTAATACTGATCGCTAAGATTTCTTGATCTGCAGTTTCAATGTTGGGGAATCCATTCTCTGCTGCTGTTTCAATATCAATTGTGAACACCCGAATTTTAGAAACGTCATAACGAATCTCTTCCTCGGGATGTTGTTCAGCAATGTATTGATACAAGTACCTACTGTTACCGTAGATAGGAAATTCTTCAACCTCCCTATACCGTTTGATAAACTCCTTGGCTTCATTGATAGAACCCATGGGTAAAGGTTCTACACAACCTCCCTCTAAGGTTCTCCACTCAGAATAATTCTTGGTAGGAATATAGAGGGTAGGATTGAACGGCACCCTGTGAGAAAAAGGAACACCTCCCTCATATCCACGGACTAGCAGACGATTGCCTGCTTGCTCAACATTTGTATAAAACTTCATTCAGTAAGCAGTTCGGTTTTTCCGTTACGGTACAAGGCAATGATGTCATTGCTTGGGTCCACAAAGGTTATTATATCAGAAGAACGGATCACTGCCACCTTTTCGGAAGCAAATGGGATCCAGTCTGTCAACTGGTCTCCCTGTATGGACATAGGATCATGCAAGATACAATCTGGATCTCCCATGATCACGTCTTCAATCTCTTCAATCTTCGCTATCAGCCACTGGTCCTTCAGTAGCAGCACTTTGAGTTGGTTCGCCAATGATATCATCTCCATTATTAGGTAAGAAAGAGCAGTCAACGCCTGCTTCTTTCAGTTTAGTTACGTAGTTGTCAAGAATTTCTTGAGAAGGTGGCATTGCAGTAATAACGGCAGTAGGTGCTACCCGATGATCTTCGTAAGGGGTGAAGGGATTCCACCTACGATATGTTACATTGAACGAATCCCCTTGACTAGGGTCTTGGGACAGTGTAAGAGTAAGAGGATAAAGCATCTGATAAGCAACAAACTTATCTTCCTCTCTAATTTGAGTGAAATTACAAATTACATGTTCTCCAGTCATTAAATGAATGATCCGGACGTTGTGCTCAATTGGAGTTGCCATAGTTTAAATCTTTTTTATATTATACCAAGTAAAAAGGAGACCGTCAAGTCTCCTTTACAATTTATTTAGAACCAAGTTTTTCGCTTTTGATTCTCGGGGAGTTCTTTCCGAAGAAGAATTGTTAATAGACCATTTTCAAATTCAACTTCTTCAATCTCTACATCGTCTGCCATCTGCCAGTTTCTTGCAAATGTTTTGTAAGAAATTCCACGATGAGTATATTCTCGTTCAGTTTCTTCACGACTTTTATTAGCAGAAACTGTTAGAACATTTCGTTCTGTCTCCACTTTGATATCTCCTGATGAAAATCCTGCAAGAGCGATTTCCAAAGTGGTTCTACCATCAGGTCCAGTAACGATGTTGTATGGAGGGTAATTCTTTCCACCTCCAGCAAGAGCTTCAAGTCTGTGGAATGTTTCATTAAATCCAAGTGAGTAGGGAGTATAAGTTTCCCAGTTAATATCTACCATGTCCTTAAATAAGCGACGTTTACATGTGACCCTTTCGGCATCACACAGTTATTTAAACATACCCAATAAAATTTTAATAAGGGGTTTTCTTTATTAAAAATTACGGATTACTCTACTCTTCAGTAGATTTTTTACGACCGATATTATACTTAGACTCAAGTACCCACTCTTCTTTATCACGAAAAGCAAGAACTTTAATTTGATTTAATGGTGCTAGATCTTGAATTTTTTCAGCATCAACAATAGTAATTAAACCCCAATCAGAAAGGAGTTGTGAAATTCTATTACGCCTTTGCAAATCATTCACAGAAAAGTTAGTGTTCTTACCATCCAGGGCGAACAACTCTTTAAAATGAACAATATAATACTTTCCTTGCTTATGAAGGATGTGACAAGATTGGTAGATCTTTCTTTCTTTACGTGAAGCAACACCAATTCTAGTCAGAGTTTCTCTCACTTTCAAAAAGTCATCGGGTTCACTAAGAAGAACCTCTACCATATCACTTTGCTTCCACTGAACTTCAGTTTCACCGCTCATGTTTACCACCTTTGCACAATGCTTTTTTAATATTATCTAACTGATCCTTGGTGAGAATCCTAAGAGCTTGGAGTGCTTTATCGTCATTATAACCATAATACTCTTTAACTAATTCAAGATAATCAATAGAATCTTTTCTTGCCCAAGGAGAGAAACGCTTCCTTGGCTTCACACTATTTATAAAAAAGTCATATTGCATCTTCTTTGGTAGATGCGGGTTCTTATTCATCTCATTGGAATAGAGCACAGTATCAGTGAAAGAACTGAGGCACCTGTTAATAATATAAGGAGGATACCCTCGCTCAGAATCAACGTCATCATCTAGAATACTTTTCTTTGATTGGTTAATTGAATAAAGATAGTCTTTCAGTTGATATGTCATAATTCATAGTTGGTTAAAACGAGTTCCTTACGAGCTGCTTGATCAGTATTATAACTTCCTACGCTCCTCATGGTATAGGTGTGTGCAAATTCAGCAGCTGTCCACCCATGAAAACGATCACGGATTAGTTGAGATGAATTGTAAGATACAAGTTGAGGACCAACAAACCGATCACAGACAGCAGAAAACCCATCATGATCAAACCCTTTATGCATGTTCCCCTTCTTACCATAGAGATTAGAACCAATCTCATAAGGAGGATCTAGATAAGTAAAGATGTCTTTGTTATCAGTAAAGAGTTCTTGATAGCGAAGATTAGTAATCTTCCATTTCTTGATCATCAAGGAATAGTCTGGGAGTTTATCAATGCCTCGCATTGAGAAATTACTTTCTGAAGCCTGCTTTGAGAAGGAGCTGGATTCAGTGAGACCAGAAAAAGAGCACTTGTTAACAATGTAAAAACTAACAGCACGAGATAGGTTGGATGTTTGATCATCGTTTACTTTCTCCTTAGCGTCTAGAAATAATAGTTTTGCTGATACTGGTTCTGGATGACGATTCTTAAGTTGCACAAGTTGATCACGCATCTCTCTACCATTTTCCTGGAGTTCTCTCCAGAAGTTATAGAGTGGTTCGTATAGATCATTCACCCAGATATCTAGGTTTGGGTAATCCT